GGATTTACTGGAAATTCAAGAGCCAGTGGAGCAGGCGCCAAGGGTGGAAACGGTCAAATTATTGTTAGAAGTTGGTAATCAAAATGTATAAATACGCATTAATTAATAAAGAAACAAATGTTGTAGACAATGTAATTCTTTGGGATGGTGGTGATTCTTGGTCTGCTCCCAATACTCATACAGCAATTAATGTTGAAGGTATAACAATTGGTATAGGTTATACATATTCTAATGAGACATTTGTAGCACCTGTAACACCAACGCCAGTTGTAGATCCTACAATTGCAGAAAAGGAATCTGCAATTGCAAAACTTACAGCACTTGGACTTACAGAGGCTGAAATAATGGCTATTATTGGTCGTTAATAGTATTTATGGTGCATAATCTAACTTATTGTTAACTATCAAAGGAAGATTATGTTTGACGAAAACTCTGTTGAAATTGTTGGTGAAGTTAAGGAAGTAAACCAAGAAGCAATTGAACAGCAATTAAGTGCTCACTTTTACTTCCCTACAGCCGTATATACCATCAAGAAAAAAGAATTTCTCAAAGATGCCACTGCTGTTTTCAACGAAAACATAAAGTTAATTAAAAAAGAGAAGAAGGGTAAGACCGATAAATTATTGGACAAGTTATACCCAGTTCACATGACTGGAAACTTGTTTGGTGATCCAAGATTGGAAGAGGCTTGCAATTACATTGCATCAACTGCTTGGAACATTTTGCAATCTCAGGGTTACAAAATGGATGATAAGGTCACATTTTTCACTGAGTTTTGGGGGCAAGAGCACCACAGACATTCGGCAATGGACGAGCACGTTCATCCTTATGGGGCGCAGATTGTTGGTTTCTACTTTATTGAAGTGCCGCCAGAGTCATCAAGGGTTGTAGTTCATGATCCTAGACCCGGTAAGGTCATGGCTCATATTCCTGAATCCAATATGAACGAAGCAACTCAGGCTAGTAACATGATTAATTTTGTGCCAGAGGCAGGGATGATATTTTTTGCCAATGCTTGGGCACCCCATTCTTTTACTCGCCATGCATCCTTAAAGCCTTTGAAGTTTATTCACTTCAATATTGGTGTTAGAGTTAATAATCTAGTGACTATTACCACGCCACCAGAGGCTGAGGTGATATGAAGTATTCAATCAGATTCAACAAATCTAGGGGAGCAACTGGAAGGGGTTCAAAAGACCATTGTTGGAGAGTCTTTGAGGGAGAAAAGGAATATTTATTCAAGAATGTTGAAATAAATGTACCCTCAAAGACTGAAAAAGACTCTAGAAGTGAAGATTGGAACTTTACCTGCGAAGGTAAAATGACCATTAACAGAGAAACATCAACAGCAATCATAGGTGAAGAATGAGCGATACCGAGAAAGACCTAGCCGTCCACATTGCTGTTTGCGATGAGCGCTATCGCAACATTGAAGCATCGTTAAAGAATGGCGAAAGACGCATGACTAAGATCGAGTATTTGATCTATGCTGTGATGGCCATGGTGATGTTTGGGCCGGGTGTGGCGGCTCAGTTTTTCCACAAGTTCTTTGGAATCTAATGGATCCAATCACCATCTTTGCGGCGTGTAAGGCGGCTCATGCAGGGATTCGTGAGTGCATTGATCTATATCAAGACTTCAAGCGGGACGGTAAAGACGTTGGTGATATTGTCGGGGATATTGGGAAAAACCTTGGCGCATTTTTTACTCACCAAGAGTCTTTCAAAGAAGCAGAGAAAGAAGCCAAGAAGAACCCATTGCCCAAGAATATCAGCATCAACGAAGAGGCAATGAACAGAATTCTGCGCCAACAGCAGATCGATCAGATGGAGACTGAGTTAAGAGAAATGATCATTTATCAGGTCGGGATGCCCGGTTTATGGCAAAAGTTCACAGAAATGCGCGAAATTGTGCGAAAAGAGCGAGAAAAAATCGAGCGTGACGAAAAAAAGCCCGTGAGTTGGTTGCCCTTCAGCGCCGCCAGTTTATCGATAAATGGAAAGTTCGAGTGGCTTTGGCTACGGGCGTGGTTACATGGATATTTATTTTCTCCGTACTCATGTATGGTATTCATCTAGACTACCAAAAAAGCAAAGGTGTCATTGAATGAGATATGTAATTATTCTCACGCTTTTACTAGTTTCCTGTAAAGATGCTTACAGGTACAAGTGTCAAGACTTTGCCCATTTTAATGAGAAAGAGTGTCAGCATCCTCAGTGCGAGTTTAGTCAGACTTGTCCTGAGTACTTGACCGCGCCAGTGAAATGAATAGATTAACAGATGAAGAAATTGTCACTCGTGTTTGGGCGATTGTTGTCCTATCTATTACTGCCATTTTATTTTTCATTGTTATTGCTCTTCTTTATTCCGTCACTTTTGTGGTTCAGCCTATTAAAGCTATGGCCCCGATTGACCAAGCGTATACAAAGATGCTCAACGACATCGTGCTCCTCCTTGTGGGGGCAATAGGAGGCGTTGCAGGCAAAAAAGTAGCGGGGGGCATAGCAGGTTCTTTGGGATCGATAAAACAAGCCACAACACCTCAGATGCCCCCTTGCTACCCCAATTTCGGACAGCCTATGGGTTTTGGGGCTATGTCGCAACCTTTTGGGGCAATGCCACAGTCTAATGTTCAATTCCAGAATTGGACACCTCCACCCCCTCCGTCAGGCCCACCTGTCTTGGAAGATGACGAGGAAAGACTTAGAATGGCTCATGCGAGGGATAGCGTCAATGATTGAATTTTTCGCTAACATTTTCCTCTATATTGCATATTGTGTACTTATATGTTCAATTTTGGTACACGTAGTGTCTTACGTGTTTCCGTTGGGTACATATAAGTTCCCAGTACAGATTGTCAGTGTTATTTTAATGATTTTAGGAGGTTACTATGTCGCAGATCATCACGGTTATCAAAGAAGAGTTACAGAAGATCAAGTCGAAATTGAGCGACTTAATGGCGAAGCTCGGGCAAAAGAAGCAGAGCTAACTACAAAAGTAAAAAATTTGAGTAGTTCACTACAGAAGGAAAGAAATGCAATTAATTCAAACAAAGCTCGCCTTGATGCTAGGGCTGACTCTGGTGAGTTGCGCCTCCCCTCCTCCTGTGGTGTACAAGCCAATACAAATGCCGCCCCTAGCGGAGGAGATACAGCCCCTCCAAGCGAATCTGAGCGAGAGACTATCAAAGCTCTTATCTCCATCGCAACAGAAGGAGACAACGCCATCACAAGCCTCAACGCCTGTATTACCCAATACAACCAAGTAAGACAGACAGTCAACGAGGGTGTCAAATGATCAGTCCTGAAAAGCTCCATGCGTTAGGTATAGGTGCTGAATGGTCAGAACCCTTAACTACAACATTTACCACGTTTGGGATGAATGATGCCAAAAAAATGGCCGCTTTTATCGGACAGTGCTCGCATGAGTGCAACCATTTCAAGACATTGGAAGAAAACCTTAACTACAGACCAGAAACCTTGGAAAAGCTCTTCGGACATAAATTTAAGCCAGAAGAGATTGCCGTTTACGCTCACCATCCAGAGAAAATTGCCAATCGGATTTATGCTAATCGAATGGGAAATCGTGATGAATCTTCGGGAGACGGATGGAAATTCCACGGCAGAGGCTGTATCCAACTGACTGGCCACGATAACTATTGGCACTTTGGCCAAGCAGTGAATCAAAACTTTGTCACTGGTGATACTGCCTTGGTAGCATCTCCCATGTATGCCGCCCTAAGTGCAGGGTGGTTCTGGAAGACTCATGGCTGTAATGAGCTTGCTGAAGCCCAAAACTGGGAGGGCTTAACCAAACGTATCAATGGCGGTACATTTGGTTTGCAGGAAAGGATATCGCTTACTACAAAAGCGTTATCAATTTTATCTTAGCTTGTCATAATTGTGCAGTAATGAAACAATACCATTACTGCATGAAAATCAAGCACATAGACGCATCACTTGAAGTTAATAAGGAACTTCTGTTGTCTATGCAGAAGAAGATTCTTCCTTATGATAAACCGTTTGATGTTAGCGAAGGAAATTGGTGGATTGCTTATCAAGATGGCATTCCAATTGGTTTCGCGGGTCTTGTTCCTTCTGCTAGGTGGGCTGATACTGGTTATCTTTGCCGTGCAGGTGTTATTTATTCTGCTCGTGGGCGCGGGGTTCAGAAGAGACTTATTCGAGTGCGCCAAACTTTTGCAAAAAAAATAGGATGGGAGTACTTGATCACAAGTACCTACGATAACCCACCATCATCAAATTCTCTGATTTCTTGTGGATTTAAGTTATACGAACCCCTACATCCTTGGGGTGCTAAAGGCACCCTTTACTTTAGAAAGAAGTTATGAATTATTTATCTGATGAAGAGTTTATAACGCTATTTCAGCTATACGGAAATCCCGCTTCAATGTCAAATGATACGGGATTGTCAATCAGAGGTATACAAGCAAGGCGAAATTCTTTAGAAGGTAGATACGGAATACATTTGCTTACAATTCAAATCAAGGATAGGGTTGATCCTGCCCCCCAAAGATTGGATTTGGGTATTTTAAATGGGACGGTATTGGTGTTCTCGGACGCGCACTTTTTCCCCGGTCTCAGGTCAACGGCATATGATGGCCTTATTTGGGCAATCAAAGAGTTTGATGACCTTAAAGCGGTGGTTGCAAATGGCGATGTCTTTGATGGTGCAGGCGGTATCAGCAGGCATCCACGCATTGGTTGGAGCAAAGCACCATCAGTCATTGAAGAGCTAAAAGCCTGCGAATTGGCAATGGGTGAAATTGAAGATGAAGCCAAAAATGTAAACAAAAGCATTAAATTGATATGGCCCATGGGTAACCATGACGCTCGTTTTGAGACGTTTTTGGCGGCCAATGCCCCTCACTATGAGCACGTCAAGGGATTCAGCCTAAAAGACCATTTCCCTTCTTGGCAACCCTGTTGGTCGGTGTGGATGAACGAGCAAACTGTTGTTAAGCACCGATGGAAGGGTGGCAATTTTGCTGTATACAACAATACACTCCATTCGGGGACTAATTTTGTGACTGGGCATCTTCATAGCATGAAGGTTATACCGCACACAAATTTCAATGGAACGACCTATGGCGTGGATACCGGAACATTGGCTGACCCTTTAGGCCCTCAGTTTAGGGATTACACAGAAGAAGCTCCACTCAACTGGCGCTCTGGATTTGCTGTCTTAACTTTCCATAAAGGTAGATTGCTATATCCAGAATTGGTTTCAGTCTATGACAAAGATCACATTGAGTTCAGAGGAAAAGTGATCAAAGTATAAAAAAAGGGGCAAAAGCCCCCTTTTTAAGGTAAAACTAACACTTGTAATGTTAGATTATTTGGTATTAATGATAACCACTGTACCTTGTGTACCCTCAATGGTTACATCATCAGCATCATCTTCTACAAAATCAATAGATTCTTCTTCACTCTCTTCAGTCTCTTCAGTCTCATTTTCTGCTTCAGCAACAGACTCATGGAAAGAATCAACAATGGCTTCAACGGCCATTTGTATCTCAGAAATCAAGTCAAAGTCATCTGCTTCGATGGTCAAGTCCAAACCTAGAATCCAATCATTCATTTTCACTTCGTATTTCATGGCAAGCTCCTTTGGTTAAAAACTTCATTTTGGAGTAAATTTGTGACAATAGGTTCATAAATACTGGGTTTTCACAAAGATTTTATTCTTGCTTGACATTCAAACAAAGACTAAAATTGCAATGTGCAACTGCTAATAAGGGCAAAGAATGACTACGCCTTCTTACGTCTTAACTTACGATAATTTGACCTCTTTGGTATTGCAATACTTAGAGCGATCAGACACCGCTGTTGTAAACTTTATACCTACAGCCATTACTTTGGCAGAGTTTGAGATAGCCCAAGAGATTAAAACCCTAGGTCAAATGGTCGTTGTAGACAGCAACATGAATGCAGGCAACCCAGTCATTGCCAAGCCTGCTAGATGGCGTAAAACGGTCTCTATGACGCTCACAACTGCCTCTGGTAAGCAACCTATCCTATTGCGTAAGTTAGAGTATTTGAACGAATATGCTCCTAATGTATCAGTCACTGGACAGCCACTTTACTATGCCGATTACGATTGGGATCATTGGTTTGTAGCGCCTACGCCTGATCAAGCGTATGCTTTTGAGGCAATTTGCTATACTCGTTTACAGCCATTAGCCTCTGATAACCAAACTAACTGGTTAACTCAAAATGCGCCAAATGCATTGTTATTTGGTGTTTTGAAGCAAACCGCACCATTTTTGAAGGATGATCCTCGCCTAGCTACGTGGAACGCCTTGTTTGACCAAGCAATGGCTTCACTTAAATCAGAGGACACCCTACGTATTGGGGATCGTCAAACAGTTGTACAGGACTCTTAAACATGACCACATATACAAATCCTTTTACTGGGCAAACAATTAGCCCATCATCAGTCAGCTACGAAAACTTAACAATTAGTAGCAACACAACGCTACAGTGGCCGATTAATGGAAACACAAACATACCTGCAAGTTCAATTATTGACTGTACTGCAACCACCACAGGATTATTGTTAGAGCTACCTCCTGCAACTCAAGTATCAACTGGCCAAACGGTTTTAGTCAGAAACATAGGATCTAATCCTTTTACCGTTACAGACAATTCTGGCAACACAATTATTACGATTAATAGCGGTATTGCTCAATTCATTTGGTTGACAGATAACACCACAATTAATGGAACTTGGGCTACTGTTACCCTTGGCGCAGGTACTTCTTCTGCAAATGCTTCTGCCCTTGCAGGTTATGGCCTAACAGCACTTGGCACAACTTTAAATCAAAATCTACCCGTTTCATTGGTTTATTCCAGTACGGCTCTTTCGATTACCAATAGAGCATCATTCCAAGTATGGTCTAGCGGTGTGGGAACATTCACACTACCCACAGCCTCTAGTGTAGGCGCAGGGTGGTTTGTTGTTATTAGAAATGCAGGAACTGGGATTTTAACCATAACACCCAGTGGTTCAGATACTATTGATGGTAATGCAACTCAACAATTGCAATTGACTGAGTCTTTGGTTGTTGTTTCCAATGGATCATCTGGATTCAATACCTATGCTTATGGCCGCTCAAATCAATTTGCTTTCACTCAACTAACTAAATCTATCACCGGTGGTACTGTAACTTTAACTTCTGCTGAAGGTTCAAACGTAGTACAGGAATACGTGGGAACCTTGACTTCAAATGCAACAGTTATTTTACCTTCTACAGTTCAACTATACACATTACAAAACGGTACTTCTGGATCGTACACAGTCACTTTTAAGACAGCAGGAAGCGGTACAACATTGGCTGTTGCTCAGGGTACAACTGCTTTTGCAGTTTGTGACGGTACAAATGTTTATAGTACAACATCAAATACAACTGTATCTGGTTTGGTCACGTTATCTCTTGGCTCTGTATCAACCCCATCCTTGACGTTTACTGGGAATACAACGACTGGCCTTTATATGCCATCGAGTAATGTTATTGGATTTACCGTCAGTGGTTCGCAGGCGGCAACCCTTTCTTCAACAGGTTTGTATGTCGCCAATGGAATATCTGGGGGTGTATTTTGACCGCTAAGGTTGTTGCCTTACAAATACAGCCCGGCATACAGCGTGACGGGACGCAATTTGACTCGCCCATGTATGTTGATGGGCAATGGGTCAGATTTCAGCGTGGCAGACCTCGTAAGATGGGTGGATACAAAGCTATTTTCTTAAATGCTTCTGGCATTTCTCGCGGTATGTTGATGTCATCCTCTAATGGACTTAACTACCTTGTATCTGGTAACGCCAATGGTTTAGAGCAATGGGTCACAGGAAACAATGATGGAACTGGAACTGGCCCATACGAGTATTCATTAACTAATTTCTCATACAATTTAAACAATCTGTGGCAGTTTGATATTGGATACAACTCCTCTGGTAGCGGTGCCAATACACTGATTGCCCATCCCGGCCAGAATTTGACAGCAATTGACTCTACGGTCAATACGCCTGTTCTGTATGGCTCGTTTCCCGGTAGCACTGGTTCGCTCTCGATGAGCAAAGTTGGTGTTTTTACCCAAACAGCTACGGCCAACGGTACAACCACTTTAACTTTAAGTGCATCCAATATAAGAATTGCATCAGGCCAGACGCTTACTGGAACCTATATGGCAACAGGAGCTTATGTGGTGTCAGTCTCTGGTACAACAGTTACCATGAGCGCCGCCGCAACTGGCTCTGGATCCACCACGGTAACATTTGATAACAACATAGCTGTTTCAGGTGGCGCAGTAATTATCCATCCTTACTTATTTGTTTTTGGCAATAACGGATTAATTCAAAATAGTGGATCGGCAGACTATACAGACTTTGGTTCTGCCGTCTCTAACGCCAATAACGTGGCCACAGGTAAGATTGTCAAGGGTCTGCCTGTTAGGGGCGGTACAACCTCGCCATCGGGTCTATTCTGGGCTTTGGACGCTTTAATTAGGGTTGCCTATGCCCCCACCTCAATTACGGTTGGAGGCACTACAGCGACCTCGTATTGGACTTATGACTTGATTTCTAGTCAAACATCCATTATGTCTTCAAGTTCAGTCATTGAATATGATGGTATCTTTTATTGGGTAGGTATTGACCGATTCCTAATGTATAACGGTGTTGTACAAGAGATCCCCAATGCAGTCAATCAGAACTATTTCTTTGACAATATTAACTTTGCACAAAGACAAAAAGTTTGGTGTACTAAGGTCAGTCGCTATGGTGAGATTTGGTGGTTTTACCCACGTGGTACGGCTACTGAGTGTACAGATGCAATTGTCTATAACGTCAGAGAGAAGACTTGGTACGATGCAGGTCAGGCTATTGGAGCGCAGAGATCAGCAGGAACTTATACAGAAGTTTTTCCAAAGCCTATTTGGGGAGATACAAACCCAATTTTAGCAACCACTTTTACAGGTAGTATTTCCGGCACAACCTTAACGGTGACTGCAGTTACCCAAGGCACACTCAGTGTTGGTCAGGTTATTACTTTTTCAAGTCAAACCAGTAATCCATACCAAATAAACACATACATCACTGCTTTAGGTACAGGAACAGGAAATACAGGAACTTATACGCTTAATAATTCCTATACTGCCATTACCTCTACGGCCATGTACATTTATGTTTATCCATTGTGGCAACATGAATCTGGTGCAGATAGGGTTTATTTGACCACTGTTGATGCTGTTCGTAGTTATTTTGAGACTCCCGCAATTGGTTATTTGGGATCTTTAGTTGGTACGACACAGCAACCCGGCGATAACCTATGGTCAAGAGTGGAGCGAGTTGAGCCTGACTTTGTACAGTATGGAACTATGCAATTGGTGATTACAGGTAGAGGTTATGCAGATGATGTTGATCAACCTTCTGTGATGTATAACTTTGATCCCGGCACATTAAAGATTGACATGAAAGAGCAACGCCGTGAGATGCGGTTGCATTTTGAGTCAAACACATATGGCGGCAATTACCAAATGGGTAAAGTTTTGATTTCCTTCACAGTTGGCGATGTACGTGGGACTGGAAACCCATAATGGCCGTCACACTTGATCCTAGAAACATGGAATGGGACTTGTGGTGTGCGCGGACTGCAGAGCAATTTGCGGCCAATCAACTTGGAACCATACCAGAAGATCAATGGCAAATTTGGGCTGATGCAATTAGTGGTATTGGCTATTTTTCACAATCAGGCGTACCAGATTCTAGAGGATTTGAAACTTGGCAAGATTGGGCGTTTGCTTTATCTAATTCAATGAGAGTAACAAGTTCATCATGACAACAACTTCAGACATTGTTGCCCAATATTTTGCGGCTAACCCCACTGCATCAACATCAGATGTTGCCAAGGCAGTGCAATCCAATGGTGGATTAACTTCTGATATGTCCCAAGCTCTTGCACAGCATTATGGGACTGATGTGGGAACTATTGGTAGTAACTACAATTCTTTAACTGGAGCGCCCCCTCTAACCGCCGCCTCAGTTCTTAATGGCCTTTCTAGTGGGAATATATCTCAGGCGCAAGCTCCATCATATGCAAATCAAGTTGCATTGGGTGGATTACCCGCTCCAACGCCTACTCCAACGCCTGTATCTCCTGCGATGAGCCAGTTTGAAAGCATGGTTGGAAAAGGAAACTTAGTTACTCCTACGCCCAGTCCAACTCCTACACCAACCCCTACACCTACACCTGCACCATCATTGAATGATCAAATTGCAAGTACAGCAAAGTCTATATTGGATAGTGGCGGTACTTATGCTGATGTTGCCAGTGCAATGGACAAGAATCATATTAGTCCAAGTCAATTGGCAACTGCATTGAATATAAATCAAGATTACGTACAACAGCAATACAACATTGCAAGTCCAACTGGATCACAAACTGCTGAATATTCAGGTGCTCCTACTCAAACAGATCCACACACTGCAAGTGTTGTTCCTAACTTTGCTACAACTTACCAAGCCATTCAATACGGCAACACGAAAATAGGAACAAATCCTGTAGTCTCAACTGATCCTGAGACTGGTATATCAACAACAAGTGATACGCCTGCTTTACTTGGCCCAGATGGTAAACCATTGCCTGTTGATACCATAAAGCCGCTTGGCGACAATCAATATGATTTGCAGACATATTCATCTGATGGTGGAATTATTCACACTATTGTATTGGCAGATCCTAGCACTGGAATAGTTTCTCCTATTCAAGATTATGGTAAGCAAGTCATTTCTCAGGGCGGTCAAAGTGGTGGATTCATTAAAAATACACTCAAAGACTTGGGGCCAATTCCCTCGATAGCCACTGCCATCTTTGCGCCTGAATTTTTGCCTTTAGTCAGTGGTGCAACAACAGCCATCGAAACTGGTAATCTAGCCAAAGGTTTGACCAGTGCAGGACTAAGTGCGCTTACGACTGGATTGGGAAATTCTGCCTCATTAATACCCGGCTTTGCTGATATGTCAGATGAAGCACAACTTTTGTTGAAAAAAGGTGTTCCCAATACGGTTGGCAATTTTGTTGGTGATACTCTTACTGACATTTTGCCAAACGGTGCAATAGCTAATAACTTGGGTACGATTGCATCTGGTGCAACCAAAGGATTAACATCTGCTGAGATTATGACTCAGGGGAAAGCAGACCCACTCACAGCATTGTTGGCAGGAGGTATAAGTTCTGCTGTACCTATGGTGGGAGCACAGATACCCGGCTACAGCACTCTGAGTCCTGCGGCGCAATCTGCTGTTAACAAAATTATTGGTGGAACTCTTGCAGGAGCAAATCCAACACAGACAGCCATCAATGCCGCCATTGCCGCAGGTACTAATGAGGTCAAAGCATTAATTAAAGCCGAGGCCAATGCCAACACTGAAATGAAGGCCAATGATGCCATATTAGATACCAAGTCAACAAGTGGCAATGCTAACTTGGCTGAAAATGACGCAATTTTAGATACCAAGGTTACACCTAGTAATCAAACTTCACTTTCTGCAGAACCTGTTGTGGTTAGTGGTACTGGTGGAACTGAATCTACAGATAATGTTGTTGCTGACCCCAATGCTTTGAGCATACCAAAAGTTACAGTTACTGGTAAAAAATTAGCTGATGACACAACTGATAATACTGTTTTAAATCCTGTAACGGTTACTGGAAAATCAGTGCCTGATTTGGGGCAAGTTACCGTTACTGGTCAAAAATTAGCCAATGACACTGTGGATGGAGTTTATGTCAACCCTGATGTTACTGAAGATCCTAATGCTCTTAAATTAAATAATGTTACTGTTACTGGTCAAAAGTTGCCTGCAGATACTGTTATAGACAACACAGTAATTGATACAAAACCTGATACAAAGATTGACACAAAAACCTCAACACCTACCCCCACCCCTACACCTACTCCAACGCCTACTCCGACACCAACTCCTACTTCTACAACTAAAGTAACTCCATCACTATCGGCCTCAACGCAACCAAGTGGTGTAAGTGGCGCTCCAACGCCTTTGGATTTAAGCCCCCATTTACTACATACATTGATGACACAAGATTCTTTCAAAAATGTCCTAAAAGGACTACAGGATATCGTTTCCAAAGGACAAACAAGCGAGAAAGCCATGCAAGATAACATTGATCCCAAATTACTCCAAATGCTTCAACAAAGATCCCAAGCTCAAGGTGAACAGCCATATTACAAATATGGGCAGAATTTGCCTTCTGTTGAACAGATGTTGACTGAGAACTATCAAGCTCCTTCTATGGAAGGACAACCCCTCAAAACGGGTGGCGTTCCTACCCCTTTAGGGTCAATACCAAGGCCAGATGGCAGGCACGACTTTAGGCATGGTGCTCATGTGGCAGGCCATGGGGATGGCACTTCAGACGATATCCCTGCGATGTTGGCTGATGGGGAGTTTGTCTTTCCTGCTGACGTAGTGGCCGCCCTTGGCAATGGATCTACCAAGGCAGGAACTCAAAAACTGTACGAAATGATGCATTCCATCAGGAACAGAGCTAGGTCGGCAAAGCCTAGCGATTTAGCCCCAGATGCTCTAAAATCACCCTTAGATTACTTGAAAGGTAGGAAAAAATAATGGCAGACATTTTCTCAGGCATTGCACCTCCCAATGTAACTACCACAGGTACATCGCAAACTATTGCGCCATCTCAATATGCGGGTTTTTTAAGCGCATTGGGTACAGCAGGAACGCAAGCTCTAAACCCTCAACAAACACTTGCAGGCAATATAGCCGAAGGTCAGCCTTTAGTTGCACCATTAACTACCTTACAAAATCAAGTTTTTGGCACTGAATTAGGACAAGCCAATTCAGCCAATGCATTACAAGGTGCGTTGAGTCCACTTACTTCTGCGGCCGCCACAGCAACAAATGCAACAAATGCATTTAGTCCAACCGCAATTTCTAATCTTTATAACCCCGAGGTGGCCAACCTCAATAAGGCTTTAGAGACTGCAAATACAAATAACATTAACCAAACGGTGTTGCCGGGTCTACAGTCCTTTTTTGCAGGTTCAGGCAATGCAGGCTCAAGCCGCGCCTTAAACGCCACTGGGCAAGCTTTGGGTAACATTCAGACAGGTTTGCTAGGACAAGAGGCCACAAACAACTACAACGCCTATAATCAAGCCGCTACTAATGCTTTGCAAAACCAACAAAATCTTGGAAGTATTGCAGGCACTCAAGGTAACATTGGTACGGGCACAATGAATGCCACGGTTGCAGGTTTGAATGAGGCATCCACTTTGGGTTCTCAAGGTCAAGCTCAGACTCAAGCTATGATTAATGCACCCTTGAGCAATGCTACAAATGTGGCTCAGTTGCTTAGAGGCTACACGATTCCCACTACTACGAATACAACCTCGACTGGGCCTGCCAGTAGCTATGGTGCATCGCCATTGTCACAGATTGCAGGTTTGGCTTCGTTGTTTGGCTCTAATAGTGGTGGAACAAGTGCCGCACAAGGGCTTTTGAGTGCGTTTGGTTTGACTGGTAAAAATGATCCAAATACATTGTTGTCAAACTTTAATTCAGGGGTGACTACACCCGGTACGGTAATTCCTACAGATCTAACTCACGCAGGTGGAAGCAATCCTATTGGGGAAGTGCATATTGATCCAGTGACTGGCGAAACTGTAGATTCAACTGGAAAAGAAGTCATAACTGGATTTGATTAAGGATTAATAATGCCATTACCTATTCAACCCAATCTTATCGGTGGTGGAGATCCTAATAAGGCTCTCTTCTCAACTAGTAACGACATCATGAGCCAAGTGACTGGCGCTCCACCTATGGGTGGACAGCCTCCACTACAGCCGCCATTGACTCCTCCTGCACCTCCACCACAGCCTGCAGTTGAGCCTCAAGTTGCACCTCCAGTTGCTTCTGCTCCTTTGGCAACAGGAGTTGAGCCATACACCAACAAATACGACAAGATTTTTGAAGATGCTCAAAGTAAGCTTCAGGACTTATTAAGCCAAAAAGATACTTTCAATCCTATGGGGTTGGCAATGTCTCGTGGCTTTTTTAGACCCACTAAGACTGGTAGCTTTTCTGAATCCCTTGGTAATGTGGCCGAAGAGGTGGGCAATGCACAGGGTCAGATGCAAAAGAATGACATCTCTAATGTGCAAGCTCGAATGGCATTGGCCAAGGCCGCCTCTGAGAATGAGCGCGAAAAAGAATCTCAAAACTTAATGGGTCAGTTGTACAAGGAAGGCAAGACTGGTCTAGAAATGGATCCAAGAATTGCCATGAGATTGGCATCTGTTCTCAGAGACCCCAAATTTCTACAACAAGCTCAAACAGAGCAAAAACAACGAGCTTTGCAAGAAGCAGGCTCAAAAGTGTTGGAATCTACCACAACAATGGACGAGAACGGCAAGCCAAAAGTTGGGTTTACTCTCAATCCTATGGCCTTCCAAGACTACGCCAGACTCACTGGTGATCCATTGGCATCTGCTGAGAAGTATGCTAAAACAGTGGGCGAAATGCGTAAGAATGGTATGTTGGCCACAAGCGCCAGTACGGGTACGCCTTTTGATGCTTTATCATTGATGGCAGATCAATTGGGCAAATCTGGCCCTGCAATAAAGCAAGCCGCAGAACAGTACGCCAAGCAATATAAGAGTGGCATCATGGACGAGGATAAGGCCAATACGCTTGCCCAACATCTGTTGTCTATGGCTACATCAAGCATGGATAAAAATGCTCAATTGGCTTCTAATGAAACCTTTAAGAACATGAGTTTGGCTTTACAAGGTCAGGGCAAGGCTATTATGGAGTCTATGGCCAAAGAAAGGCTTGATTTAGCAAAACAAGCCGCACAAGACAAAAAAGATGAAAAACAAGAAAAACGTGATCAAGCTTTAGAAACACAGTATCAAACCATGCAATCCATGAAGGATAAAGTAAACGAAGTCAGAAGTCATGAAGGACGCATGAGTGGTTTGACTTCTTACAATCCTTTGCAAAATGTTAGAGGCACAAGCCAATATGGTTTTATGGCCAATGTTGGCGTATTAAAAAGCCAAGCGTTCTTGTCGCAAGTACAGCAAATGCGTGGTTTGGGTGCTTTGTCTAATAAAGAGGGAGCACAGGTTGCCAATGCACTTGCGGCAATCGATCCCGGACTTTCTTATGCCGAACAAGAAAAGCAATTTGATTACATCAATAAAAAGATGGATCAAGGTATGGAAAATATTAAACGCATTCAGCGTGGTGAAAAACCAGTTTATGGCGAACCTGACGCTGAAGGCAAGTCAAGTACACCAACTCCTACTGGAGCACCTAAAAGAAAAGTTTACGTTCAAGGTAAAGGCTTAGTGGAGCAATAACATGGCACAAACAGTACACGTTGAGGGTGTTGGTGATGTTGACTTCCCTGATAATTTCAGTGACAAGCAGATCACCCACGCCATAGAAACAGATATTCTCCCTAATGCTAAGAAAACAGCAACTCCAGTAGAAACTACTGGTGGAGGAGCCGCGACTGGTGTGTTCCCTCAAATGACTGGCCGCAGGGCTGTGCAAGACACAGAGCGATCTGCAAATATACCCATGGCTCTTGGTGAGTCAAGTTTGGCAGGGGCGGCATCTATACCTGCGGCATTGGCTGAGTATGTTGGATACAGAAAGCCTGCCCAGATGGTTCGGGAGGCCAAGCAACACGCCGCCGACATTTCTTATCCTGCTGTTTCTTCTTTGGGTTCTATGATTGGCGAGGGCGCAACTGTTGGCCCCGTGGCAGGCAAGGCATTCCAGTTAGCAGGCAAGGTTCCTGCCTTGGGTGGATCTACCTTATTCAAATCAGGTGCAGGCGGTCTTACAGCGGGTGCTTTAACGCCAACTGAAGGAAAAGGCGAGTTCTCAGAAGAAAAGCCAATGCAACTAGCTTCATCAACGGCTATGGGTGCAGGGCTTGGTAAAGTCGGTCAAATGCTGACAAAGCCTGTTGTTTCAGATGAAATCAAGAAGTTGATGGACATGGGCATGGATCGATTCACAATCGGTCAATTAATGGGTGATATGCCTATTGTTGGTGGTGCTTTGCGTGAAGGTGAAAAGAAAATGTCCAGTGTGCCTATATTGGGTGACATCATGGCCAGTGGCGTTAGAAACACGTTTAAGGGATTCAATAAAGCCATAGCCAACAAAGCTCTAGCTCCTTTGGGAATTACTGTTCCTGAAAACATTAAAGCAGGACATGAAACTAATCAATTTATTAATGAACAAATTAATAAGTCATATGACGATATAGCAAACAACAATGTCTTTAGAACCAATTTACTTGACTCGACTGGAAAAACTACTTCTGGACGTATAGAGGAGGCGCTGAATAACTATTCGCCGTTTATCCCAGACTACGCATCTCAGTTGAAAAAAGATGTCATCAAAAACATTATTGAACCGATGCAAAAGGGTCAATTAATTGGTGGCAAGGACTATCGCTCAATGGAAAAGTATTTGAGTAGTAGGGCAAACGAAGCTTTTGAAAAGGGTCACGAAGACCTTGGTTTTGGCTATGAGAGTATTTTAAGAAGTCTCCGGTCTGAAATGGCATATCAAAACCCTGCTGTTGCAAAACAAATTGCCAATACGCACGAGGTATTTAAGAATAATAAGGTGCTTGAAACTGCGTCATCTAGAAAAGGTGCAGACGAAGGAGTATTCTCGCCTGACCAATTTAGCAGTGCCGTACAACAAGCCGCAGGACGCAAACAAACAGCGTCTGGCTTGGGCAAGTTTTCTAACGAGGCAAAGCTTGCACAAAACGTCATGGGTGGAACTGTTCCTAACAGCAATACCGCAGATAGGGCTATGTGGCAGAAACTGGCCATGGGGCTTGGTGGTGCAGGAGCAACTGGTGTTGGATCGCCTGCTCTAGGGGCTTTAGCAATCAAATCCCTTATTGCATCTGGCGCTTATTCCCCAGTAGGAATGAAGATGTTGACTAACTTAGCCACTAAGCGGCCTGAAGTCTTTCAGAAGGCATCACCTTATGTGACCGGTGGTCTATCTGCATTGGGTGGCATCCAAGGTGCTCAACCCGATCTAGAGCCACCAATACAAACGAATCCCTAGCAGTTGCAAAGAGGGTTTTGGGGGGTCTTAGTGCCCCCCTTTTTTTCAGTCATCCATCCTTCTAGCGTCTAGCATTGCATCAAACTTGTGCATTTCTACACGTGACCTTGGTTCCTCATTAAACGACATATTTTTTGCATAGTCTCGGATATAGTCATATCTTTGTGCATCTAACATCGAACGCTTGAGGGACTCTAAAAGGTACGGAAGGATATGCTCCTCCCATTGACTACCAATGAGTTCTGAGACAAACTCTTTGGCATTCATAGGTTGCCCCGTTTCTCCCTTAGAGCTTTAGCAACTTCAGTGTTTAGACTTTTGACAAAATCAATGCAAAGCTCACGCTCACGTCTGGCAACATCTTCAGCAACAGTTAAGATTACCTTGTCGGCAAAATCCAACAGTTCATCTAAGTCATAGCCCTCAACATTGTCCATTTGTGAAGCAAAAAATATTTGCTTGATATCGTTTTCAGTTAAAAATTTATTTTGCATTTTTACTTCCTTTTGGTCTGCCTACTTTTTTGGGTTGATGTTTTTCAATCATTTCTTCAATATCAGATTTGAAGTTGTCTATGGCTACATCTTTAATCTCATCCGGTTCATTCACATAATCTTCTATACAAAGATCTATGTAATCAAGAATGTTTTGTGCTCTTCCTAAAATAGCTACCCTAATAAAAGGTAAGTCATATGGATCGATTTCTAATTTAATTAATTTTGTCATTGTTGCTCCTAGTTAAACCAAATATAAAACCCATGGAGGATTCCGATGGGAAAGAAAATAGCGCCTGCGACTAAAAAGCCCCAAGCCGCATGGCCAAAGCAAAAGAAGATGTGAGTCAACCATGCAAAAGCACATAAAAATCCACCAATTGCCCACATATAGTCACCTGTGATTGTTTTTAGCTTGCCAATATTTCAGGAGAGCGCTGAACATCTCCCAACCCTTTTTCATCTCATCATCTGTCCACTCGATTACTTTGACGAGGCCGGGTACGGTGACAGAGACAAACACGTTTGCACATCTAGCCTCTGGGATACCTAATCCGACTCGATACGCACAGAGTTGCATCAACTGCTCATCCCATGCTTCTACGGCGTTGGGGTCACTAAATTCCTTTGTCTTGAAGTCAATGACTACCCCTCTGCCGTCAGTGGAGTGCAAATCCACCTTGCCGCCAAAACCGCTCTCGTGGCAGAAAGACTTCTCAGTATTCCAGTTAGGCGTACCAAAATGCTCTTCTACCGCGTTTTGAGTGCCGATGGAGTGCTCCATATAGTCTGAATGAAAGACTCCCTCATAGCTCTTTTCAAGGGCTGTATGAACCGATGTACCACGCTCGGCGGCCATCTTTGCGTGTTCTTTCGAGTCCTTGATAATGCGGTCAATGAAGCGCTCTTCAGTCTCCCCTTCCACCTTCTGGATGGTCAGGCAGGCCAACATCATTTGATTGAGTTTCCAAGCCTCTAAAGCGGGTTTTGCCGCGCAATTGAGAATGCCAGTGACCGAGGGTACAAGGTTAAGCTTACGCGCATCTCTGAGCGTTGTAGGCCGTGGTAGGCCATTCTTGGCAATAACAGAGTAGGCAGGCTTGCCACTCCTGTCGTACCAGTGTTGTGATTCTGATGCTCTAACTATCATTTCTGTCCTTTAGGTTAATTTTTACTACTCGTTGTTTTCTACCAGACAACCCCATCCTTTTCTCTCCTGTATTAATAATTATTTTTTTTCTCAACAAGGGGGCAAATCGAGGTTGTATGCTGTGAACTCTTCTGTGAGGTAGTAATTTGATAACATCGTCATAGATACAGCCATTCATAAAATGTGCAATAGCCCAAACTACTTCTGCTTCCAATTTATTGATGTTGGTATATTTAGTGGCGGTGACGCTTGTTTCTGGATCATTTCTCCTCGATAGCGCTCTACTAGAAGAAGGTTTTGGTTGATCGTCAAACATATCTTCTGTGTAAATATCACTTGACATGACAAGCCCTCCATTCACGTTCTGGTCTCTTGGAATCAGAAAGAACTGTTCTATCTGTTAACTCAACCAAGCCTTGTCTTTGAAGAATGGGCAAAGCCCTTGAACATTGATTAACATCAAGATTCGTAAGCCTTGAAATTCCATCTTTACCCAAAGCGCCATGCTTTGCCAAACAATCCAAAATTATGTTATGGTGTGAATCGCTCATTTGAATATTTCCATTCCTTAAAATGGGATTGAATCATCTAAATCTTCAAACGAGCTAACGGTGCCAACCACCTTGCCTTTTTGCATTGCCCACTCAGGAGTGTTAGTAATTTTGCTCTTTAAGCCATCGCCAAACGTCTCAAAGAGTGCCATGTCAGGCTCAGTAATGACAAACAACTGATCCTTGTTGACAGCCTTGGGTAGTCCTGCTGTCTTGATCATTGAGGGCACTGGGCTGATTCCTGCCACATTTGCATAAGTCTTGCCATTGACCTCGCGGTGTACGACATTGAGCATCCCAAAGGCACCTAGAATGGTTTTAAGGTCAAATCTACGGGCTTCAGCATCAGTCCAAGGCTTACCCCTCCATGCCTGCAAATCTTTCCTTAAATTGGCATTCTCAGACCAACTGAGTGTGTAATTCTTGAAGATTCCCATGGGTTTTCCGTCATCAGTTGTCAGTGATTGGCCGTTGTCATCTTCTCCAAACAACTCCCAACCCAACATGATTTTGCGTTGGACTTTAACTTCGCCCATGTACTCAGACTTCTGTGAGCCTAAGTCAATGATGCGATAACAGCGGCCAAGGTGTGAACCCACAGGCACGTTTTTGAATGTACGCTCTTGATTGCTTTCTACTATAAAACTCATGATTGTTCCTCTTTTTGTTTCAATAATTGTTCATTAACCCACTCGTCATACTCGCCAGTCTCTTCGACTTCTTTCTGCCACTCGTCATACTCTTCAAAATAAGATCTGTTACTCATTGTTCGCCCTTTAATTTGTATCCAAGTTTATGTACTTCTTGCCTAATTTTCTTTGCTGTATAAGATCCACAATTTGGTATTTTCATTAAATCAGTGAAAGTCATGTTTAACAAATCACTTATCCTAAAGACTCCATGTGCTTTCAAAACATTAATTGATCTTTTGTCAAGATACATAAGATGTATGGTATCTTTGTTTTTTTCATGAATTGAAATGATTCTGGCTTCTAACATCAAGTCTGCCAACATATAAGCTTCTTTTCCAATTACTCCTGTATGCGATTGATTTAAAAAACTTTGCATGGCAAGTCCTGCAAACCAATCTCTTAAATCTATGTTCATTACGGTCTCCAGAAAAAAAGATCAAGTGCAATCATCACGAGCGCGACCAAATAGACTACGCGAGTAATCTTTTCGATGAGAGACAATTGGGGATGGCAGTTAAGCAGAATTGCTTGGATACGCTCTTCGTCTTGGTTGAGACGTTGAGGTCTTGGTGTATGGGCGAATCCTATTTTGATTCCCGTTTCAGTGCTGACAAAGAACTTTGGCATTTGTTTCTCCAATAAACGTCTTATTGACGCATACGGATTGTACACCATTCTTTAATTTAAAGTAAAGGGTTGTATTTAACTTGTTGTTATATTACAATTCAGTTGTTGGCGAAACGGTTTAGCTCCGTGGGTCGCGTGAAATGTAAGAGTGTTGCTCAGCCCAACCCTGCTTGATGGGAGCGCCAACAAATAAGGATAAAAACAATGAATTTGCAAGAGTATTTCAAAGAAGAGCCAAAAGGCTCAATCAATGAGATGGCCGTGTTTTTAGGTGTGACTCCGACATGGATGTCATTGGTAATTCACGGCCACAGAAAGCCTAGTCCTAGGTTGGCAATTATGATTGAAAAAGCAACCCAAGGGTTAATATTACGAAAAGACTTGCGGCCAGACATTTTTTTAGAGTAAGATTACGGGAACATGGCTAGGTTTGGACTAATTACCCAAATCGAAAAGGCGATTCGTTACCGTCCGTCCTCTGTTCCCACCTTGTTTCAGTAACGACACCAACAACGTAAGGTTTTATGCACTACTATCAGTTCAATATAGGTGACTACCAAAGTCACACAGCACACCTATCCATCGAAGAAGATTTAGCCTACAGGCGTATGCTTGATTGGTGCTATCTTCACGAGCGGCCACTACCAAAAGATACCAAGCAGATCGCTAGATTGATTCGTATGCCATCGCATTGCGAATGCATTGCTACTGTTTTGCAAGAGTTTTTTGTAGACAGTGAAGATGGGTATGTGTCAGCTAGGGTTGAAGAGGAAGTTTCTAAGGTCAACGCTAAGTCAGAAAAAGCTCGTTGTTCTGCAAAGAAAAGATGGCATGCGAACGCATTGCAAACGCAATCCGAAGGCAATGCTACACAAGACACAATACACAAAACACATAACACAATACCCAGTGTAGAGAAGAAAGCAACTGACGTTGCCTGCCCACTCACCGTTGACCAACAAGTTTGGTCTGACTGGTTACAAATTCGGAAAGCCAAAAAACTTCCGATGACTGAGACTGCTTGGTCACAAATCCAGAACGAGTTTCGCAAATCAAACCTTTCTGACCAACAAGGAGTTGAGTACTGTTGCCTGTCCAACTGGGCAAGTTTCAAGACTGCTTGGTACGAAAAGAATTTGCAAGAGCAAAACGGTGGCATGACAAAACAAGGTCAAACTAATCAACGTGTTTTATCAGGGTTAACCCGTGGACTCATTCAAGGAGATAGCAATGTTAGATTACTCGGAAAATGATTTCTGTTCTGAAGACGAGGGTCTTGATTACATTTTTACAAAACTGGGCGCGATCTTTGGCGCAACTTTTATGAGACATTTTGATGGACTCAACAGTGAAGTGGTTAGATCGGTTTGGAAAGAACAGATTGGAAAATTCCTAACCTACAGACCATCAATGGATTTTGCTATCCAACACCTTAACTCTGAGTTCATCCCTTCAGCGATTAAGTTCCGCGAGTTGTGCAATGCAGGCCCAAATATTCCAACCAACCAAATAAAGTTGGAGCATAAGCCCAAAGAGTTTAACCAAGCTGAGTACGACAGGGCAAAGGCTGAGGGGCTAGAAAAAATGCAGGAGTTGAGAAAAATGTTCAAGGGGAGATTCTGATGCAAGACAACAGTGAAGAGTCAAGATTGATGTGTTCAGCCAATGGTTGCCCCAACAAATGGTCAATCAACATGGGTAAACCTTTGTGCTCTGCTCATCAATGGGCTGACCCTGCTGACTGGGCTAAGGTGACAGCCAAAATCAATGGCATTAACTTGGCCAAGCCAAACTTTTACGAACCGAAAGATGAATTTTGAACTACTACCAAGCACAGGAATTATTGGAGAGGGTAAAACATGGACACGAAGCCCCAGTCTGGCTCATCAACCGAGCACTTTGTCTCATGGGAGATTTATGTGGATCACTATGCTCGGATGGCAATGATGTCGGGTGCGATAGATCACGCAAGGCATCAGGTCAAGATGATGGAAATGGATCCTACGCGACAGTGGATTGGGTTGGGCAAGGCGGTGGCCGATCGCATCAAGGAGTTGAAAAATGCTATACGTAGGGATTGACCCCGGTCTTACGGGCGCTTGGGGCATGATCGACCATCACGGCTGTTATTGGTCTTGTGGCGATATGCACCACAACGAAGATGGCATCTTAGACACTGAACGCATCTGGGATGAAATGTGCCAAGCCAAAGATGGCATGGATACCAAAGTATTCATAGAGAAAGTTCATTCCATGCCAAAACAGGGAGTCAGTTCTACCTTTAAGTTCGGAATGGCATTTGGAGGGGCTTTATCGCTCGCTAGACGCTTCAAAACAGAGATGGTAATGGTGACCCCTCAACTCTGGAAAAAAACGCTTGTACTCAATTCTGACAAACAGCAGAGTTTAGACATGGCGAGGGAGATTTTCCCGCAGGCACCTTTGCGCCTAAAGAAATATAACGGCAGGGCAGAGGCTTTATTAATCGCTTTATATGGATTTAAAAATGACTAAAGAAGAACTATTTGATATTGCAGATCAAATATTAACCATGCCATACAAAAAAGACGATGTATTGTATTTGGCAAATTATTTGATGGAAAACGGCAGACAAATGATGTTGAAAAACGCAGAGTTACAAATCGAAGTAGCAATACTAAAAGAACGTGAGGCTTGTGCAAAAATTGCAGAAGAACCGTGGCAAGGCAGTCCTAAAGCAATAGCAGAACTAATCCGAGCAAGGGGACAAGAATGACACAAGATGAAATCATTAAGATGGCTATACATTCAGGTGCAATGTTTGACCATATAACATGGGTAGAAAGAGATTTGTTTCCCGTGTTTGAACGATTTGCCAAACTTATTGCAGAAAAAGAACGTGAGGCGTGTGCTGATTTACTTATGGGATTACATGAGGCGCAAAGTAACAATGACAACCATAACTATTATCACTTTGCTTCAAACGCCATCAAAGAGTTAAGGGGACAAGAATGACTGACGAAGAAATACACAACATTTATTTGCACATGAGTGGCAAAGCGGAAGGGTTGGTTGAAGCGACTGGCAACGCTGACTTTCCTGTATTGTTTGCTAGAGCAATCCTTGAGTATGGAGGACTAACAAAAGATATGCAAAACATGGCATCTAAATCTACCTATAAAGAACAACTAGAAACAAAAGATGAGCCTGTGGCATGGGAACAATTTCACGAACACATGGCGGGGCCAAATTATGTTGCACCACAACGCACATGGGTAGGACTGACAGAAGAAGATTTAAAACCAATATGTGATGAATGGCGTATTGTTTATGGAGCGTGGACGCATGACTTTGCCAGAGAAATTGAAGCCAAGCTGAAGGATAAGAACAATGGATGAAAATACACGCCCTTGGTACACAATTGATGAGTTAAATGCGTGGGCGGACAAATACCAAAATGAACAGTGGCACAAAGCCGCAATCAGGTTTGGCGAGAAGTTGGCATCTGTTGGGCCTGTTGGCTATTACGAAATGGACGCAAAAGAATGGCTTGATTGGGCTATGTCAACCGTACAAACTCGCACATGGGTAGGACTGACAGAGGAAGAAGTTAAAGAGTGCTTTACCATAACGCCCGATCAATTTTTGCCGTGGCACATTTACAAAAGAATTGAAGACAAGCTGAAGGAGCGCAACATATGAAACAGCCTATGTGGAACAGCGATGCTGTTAAAGCGTATGAAACTGGACAAGGCGTGGAATTGGTCAATGAACCATATCCACATTACATACCAAACACAAAAGGAGAAGAACACATGAATAGAACTGTTTGCCCCAATGGGATGGTTGATACTTGTTGCGAAAACTACGATAACTGCACTCTTTCTTACTACGATAAAGATGCGGAAATCAAACGGCTTAACGAGAAGATCGAGTTTCTTGCACGCACCAATATGTTGTACAGCGATTGGGAGCATCGGGAAACGCAGGTGACTAGCGAATTAATTCGCAAAGGTATTGAAGAACACAAAATCAATATTGAGTTACGAGCAGAGATTGAACGCCTCAAACAACGCACATGGGTAGGACTAACTGAAGACTGCGTGGGTTGGTTTGGCTATGACACGGGTTTGTCTCTTTGGTTTGAAACAAACAAAGGTGATGACGACGCTATCCCGCTGTACAAAGACCAACAAAAACGCACATGGATAGGACTAACACCCCAAGAAATAGATGAAATACAAGACCAAGTGTATGGCGCAGTGCCTCACCATGTTGCATTTGCCCATGCCATTGAAGCCAAACTCAAGGAGAAGAACACATGAAAAGTAAATACACAATTGGATCAAAGATTCACCAAGCATTGTGCAAAATTGAGATGCTACCGATGGATGCAGGGACTTGGCGTAAATCGGTTCAGTATAAAGACGCACCGTCAATATTCGACCGAGCTATTATTCAGCCGTTGTCCAATGACGGATTCATCAACCGCTCTGGCTATAACTTTACAATCACGCCGTCTGGCGTATCTAGGCTAGATCAAATGGGTAGGTTTGTTAAGAAGCAATTGCCAAAGAGGGAAGGCAGGTACACCTATGAGGTTTATACAGGCAAAGAGACTCGGTTGCCTGCAGTAAGACAGGGTGCCGATGACCATTTTGCTTACCCATCAAGACGATTTGACGGGTTGTTTTACAGAGATGGAACTGTGAGTGCCGTATGACCACCAAGATAGACCCAAATGCCGCAATCGACTTTATGTACGAGAATGCGGTCAAATACGCTCAAGCCAAGGCAGATCGCTTTTATCTCGAAGAGTACCGCAAAACAATCAAGGCAGAACTGTGCAAAGAAGCCCTTACAAAGGGCATTGAGGCGGTCAATGCACAGGAGAGGGAGGCGTATAGCCATCCAAACTATAAAGCGCATTTACTTTCGATTAAAGAGGCCATGGCTATCGAGGAGACACTAAAGTGGCAACTCATTGCGGCAGAGGCGCGAGTCGAGGTGTGGAGAACACAATCGGCAAATGACAGGGCTATGGATCGGATGACAGTATGAGCACCAAAGCCGAAAAGAAATACATGAACTCAGTAGCCGAGTTGGGGTGTATTGTCTGTAGGCGCATGGGCTATGAGGGAACACCTGCAGAATTGCACCATCCAAGGCGTAAGGCAGGCGGTTGGGGGCGGTCAAAAGACATAGACGTACTAGCGCTATGCCCAGAGCACCACAGAGGCAACACGGGCGTACACGGGCTAGGCACAAAGGGATTCCCAAAGCATTGGGGGTTTACAGAGGATGACTTGGCTGATGATGTGGCTAAATTGTTGAATAACCCCACAGATTAGAAGGGCAATATAAATAGGTGTTTGACAGACATTAACTTTGTGTTAAGATTCCAATCACTGCAACAAGCAGGTTATCTGAAACACAAAGGAAAACATCATGAATGCAAACGACCTCACTCTCTCTCCCGTAGACACACTAGGCGAGTTACTTGCTCG